GCCTTATGTTTCTTGTAAATATTTTCTGCTTGTAGTCGTTTAGTACTTTTACGACTACCATATTTATCTGCCATAGGTGAATCTGGATGTTTAGATGCAATATTACCCATCATATCATTAAAGTTAGTATCCGTCTTAGGACCAACTCCCATTAGATGATCACCCGCAAGAGCTGGTGCCTTTCCATGATACACCCGTTCTAGGTTAGGGTTCTTCTTCATATATTCATCGTAATCCGCCAAGGGTATGTTATCATCATACTCAATGCCGCTTTCTATATTCATAAATGTGTATGTGGGCATTTAAAACTTAAACTCCAATTGCGTGCCTTCTTGTTTCTCATAGTAAGTTAGCTCGTCTTTCAAATTCTTTATTGTAATATATGCTGTATTCAGTCCCTTTTGCAACTCATATATTTCTTTTTTGAGAATATCTACAGCGGTCAAACTTTCTGGTGTATTTATCTCCCAACCAGACTCGCCCATATCCCACCTTGCAGCAGTCTTACCTTCTCTTTCTTCTCTAAGCTTGCGTAACATGTAATTGTAATGCCCTTCTCTCGTCATCTTGTGCCTCCAGAAAAAACTTTGGGGTTTCTCTACGTTTCCATTTTGCAAAACTAGACTTCTCTATTATATAGTATGTCTGATATGCCTTAACAGTATCACCAGTTTTACAATAGTCTGGCATACATTGTGGTGGATCAGTATAACCAACCATAGGAATAGTAACGGGGCATCTTGATAAGGGAACTAACAGTCGTTCCGTAGCATGGTGTTTGTCATAACGAAATGTGTATTCCTTCATGAGAGCAACCATATGGTCATACAACCACATATAGTTCTCAAAACTAGAACGAACCCAGATCGTGCTTGGATGGTTTTTATGTGCCATCTTGTACAATCCATTTTCATCGGCACACTTGTCACCATCAAGAACACGATGCGTTGTAGACAGCATCTGTGCGCTTTCCAGTATCATCTTGACCACATGCTTGTCACAACTCATTTGTGCAGCCTTCACTGGATCACGGTCTAGGTAAAATATATTCATTCTTCTTTCCTTGTATCATTCAATAGTAGTATTTTACCTCTTTTTTCATCAATTGTCAAGACCCTTTCTGTCTCAATCATATCAATAATTAAGGTAGTAATATCAACTTCTTTACCCAACACACTAATCTTCTTTTCCAATTTAATAAGAGTTTCTTTGTAGAAGTCTATCTCTTGTTGTTTGACAAGCCGTTGTTCTATAAGATCAGATAGTGATATTACATTTTCTTTCATATTATCGGTTGTCACCATCACCTTTGATTTTGTTACGTTCCATTCTAGACTTTAGTTTGTCCACATTGGCTTGTGCAACCTCTTCTAGTGTCACACCAAGGTCATCAGCAAGTGCTGAGATGTACCATAGCACATCACCTAGTTCCAATCCTACACCAACGAGAGTCTTACCATCTCTCATATGTTTCTTAACTTTTTCGGCGACCTCACCAGCCTCTCCACACAAACCTAATGTTGGATATGTAATTTTACACTCATCTGGATAGATTGCTGTTGATCGTGCAAATTCTTGATATTCGTCAAATGTCATTTTTTGTCCCACCTATAAAAGATATGATCACCAATTTCTGTTGTCTTTTGTTTAGTCTTTGCCCATGAGGGCGTAACATAATCAGCATGGTAGAACAACGCACCATCTGTTATATCTATAAACTTAATCTCATTACGCATGATTACAGTAGATAAGTCAATGGTCTTTTTGTAAGCTTCTTTATCTTTTGGAATATCATCTTTACCATCACAATACCAACTAAATTGGCATCTATTTTTTATTGGATAAAATGTACCATTATTTTTCCATGACTTTCTTGTGGGCCCTTGTTTAACAACCTCACATACTGTATTGGGGAATCGTTTATCGTTCACACGATTTATTACAACAGCAGTTACAGCAATTTTACCCGCTGTACCTTGATCTCTTGCTTCATGATACATGTTTAATGCAAGACACTCAATTGTTTTTGTGGATGTGAGAACAATTTTCTCAGGGATAGGAGCATCTGATACGTTAACTCCAATCATTAACATTGCAGCTATAAAATCATTCATAACCGTATTGCTCCATAAACATTTCTGTTAAAGGTGCTTGTAACTTGTAAGCTTCGACTTCCCAAGGTTGTCTCTCATATTTTGTGTCACTATAGTTACGGTATTTACCGTCCTTGCATTTCCACAATTGCTTATAACCACCCTTGAACTTGTCTTTCATGCGACCAGTAGCACCCTGCCACACATGAACCATTTCATGCACAATGGTTTCGATAAACTCCTTTTTACAGACAGTTCGTCCCAAACGTTTGTCAATTTGAATATTATATTCACGATCATCATCACCACGATAACAGAATCCTAAAGCCCCGTCTTCGAAGGTTTTACAAAACTCAAAATTAATATCCATGACACGGTGTCTAGGCATTAGCATATCCATGCACCACCAGACAATCTCTTCTGCCAGTTCACGTTCTTTTTTTATACCACCAGTAACTTCGATATTAAGCAATCACTTTTTCCTTTTCATTTCTCATCATAAGTATATTATCGCACATTCTGGTAGATTTGTCAAGGAAAAAGTGATCTTAAATATCGTTTGGCATCAATAAGTTAGTATTTTTTTTAGAAGTTTGCTTCGTGGCCAGGCAGAATTTCAGTCGGTTCTGGTTGCATATACGAATCAGTCCAGTTGAAAGCCTCCTTAACTACAGCATCAGATAGTCCCTTATACTTCCTATGAAGGGCTCCATCCTTTGCAGAACAGACAAGATCAGCCTCTTCAGCAGATAGTCCCTCTAGCAGTTGAACAAACATATTTTCACGCCGTAGGGGCGTTAGTTTAGGATTTCCCCCCTTGATGAAGTGAAACAGAAGCCGTGACTCATGAGCCAGATTTGTATGATCAGTTCCAGCTGGAGCATCATTTTTTTCATATGGAACGTCACCCTCTGGTAAATCCCATTCGATTGAAGGGTCAAATGATGCTTTCAAAATCATACGAAGAGGTTCCGTATTGTTCTCTCTTAAAATTCTGACTTTTTGTTCTTTGGTCTTTGCTTTGGCAACTTTCGCCAATACTTCTGAAATAAGCGGTGTCATATTAAAAATCTCCTATTGTTTCCATGAGATTCTTCAATCTCTTTTCTATAAAGTAATTTAGTAGTTTACTACGATCCCCTTCTGGGGCATCATGATAAGCTTGAACACACTCTATATGTAATTCTATAGGTGATTCTTTCAAGTCAATCAATTTCTTATTTCTTTGATAATTTCTTCGTACCTCATCATTAGGAAGTAATTGTTCACACAATGGGCCTGCCCACTGTTCAATCTTTTTCTTACCTAAAGGTTTTTGTCTAATACCGTCAACAAAAGTGTTGTCAACAGAAAGGACATTCGGCACTCCATCACTGGTATCACCTTTCAAAATATGTTCATACAGATATACATCTGGATCAATTCCACTCACAAATTTCTTAGTGATTGGACTATACTGTGTTACGTTCTTGTATTTATGTAGTTGAATAAAGTCCTTATCACCAGATAAGATTAAGGTCTTACCGTTGTCAAACTCTAATTCACCAGCAAGAGCAGCAATGATATCATCTGCCTCTGCACCATATACTTCAAGAACCTTATAAGGCATAAACTCAATGAGCTCATCTCTTATATTATTAAGACATTTAAAGATTGCATCCCAATCATGACCAGAGCCTTCTCTAGATTTCTTACGATTTGCTTTGTATTGTGGAAAAAAGTCTCGACGCCAATAGTGTTTGGAATCGTAACATATCACCAATTCACCATATTCATTAAGGAACCTCTCACGATACATACGAAGAGAGTTAAGTATCATATGGCGAACCATACTCTCATCTACCTTTGGTGCTTTTGTTAGATGCAAATGCATCATAACACTAGCAACCGAAATTTGGTTCATATCAACTAGAATCATTATTATCTTCTTTCATTTCAAGTGCAACACTCTTTCTAACAGTATTAAAGCTAACTGTAATTCGTTTATCAGTTTGGTTTTCAGTAGTATGATGATCAAGCCAACTAGGAAAAATTACTAATGATCCACTAGCAGGGTGCATATTTACAACTCTTCCTTCTGGAAATGTAAAGATAAGAGGAGCGCTTCCTTCATCTACATAAGGATAATACGCACCACTAACCACACTTCCTTCTCTATCGTCCCAAGATTCAACATGCCGATGCCTACTAACCTTATGTCCTTCACCTAAAATATTAAACCAACTAGATGATATAACTGAAGTTTGTAATTTATCATTCCCTCGAACATATCCATTGATACATTCTTGAATTTTTATCATCAAAGGTTTAAGCTCTTCTTTAAATAAAAATTCTCTATCAATCTCATAACTACTTAAACCAGAAACCAAATGATAATTTCCAGTTGTAGACTTATCAATAACCTCAATACAGTTATCATTAAATTTGTTTAGATTAAAATTTTCAATCATCATGTTTTCATGTGGGCGTTAAAGCTCATACTTCTTCTCTCACCTTCGCTATAAAAGGGGTATACAAAATGTTTTAAGTAAGATGGAAACACCAGTATCGTACCAACCTCTGGTTTAAATTTTATTGTATCACTTCTCATATCAGAGTTTTCACCATACATGAACTCAATGAGCCCATTAGTAGGATAGTGGTCTGTGAACTCTTTGTCAAGTTCCTTTTGCATGTTGGAGGGAATTTTTAGATACACTACAGCAGAAAAATCT